CGATCATATGGCTGTTGTCTCCAATGACCGGGAACCCAGTTACCACGAATAGAATAATGTCCATTTACCCAAATACGATAATATGTTGGAGGAGTTACCATGACGTTAGTATGATAATGAGATTCGCTATAATAAACAGGACTTGTTCTTATAGGAGCTTCATAGGCATACATTATACAACCAAGAAGAAATAGTACATTCATTAGTCACCTACTGGAAATTCAACCTCTGGTTCATCACCATCGATATTATAATAATTAGATGCATTACCTTCTTTTGTTTCAAAGTTAGTAATAATCTCTTTATCCATGATCTGCAATACTCTTTCTCGGAACTTTGGATTTTCTAGTTTTTCTAACCACATGGCAGATTGAAACTTCTCTTTTGTTCCATCAGCATAAACTAGCGAGAACCAAGCACCACCTTGTTCAAGCTGGTCAGAGGTTTTGATTGCTTCAAACCAAGACTCTTCATCTTGAATAGCAATATCATCACCACCCCAAACAATCTTGAATGTACACTCTCTACCTTCTGTACCAAAACGTGACTTTTTAAGTCGTGCTTTAAGTTCAGAACCGATACGATAACCCTTGTCGTCTATCAAGTAGGATGCCTTTGATTTGCGTCCTGTAAGCCATATACGAAGCGAATAGGCATAGGGTAGGGCTTTACCACCGGGAGTGAAATAAGGCTCTACAAGGGCTTCTGCGGGCGTGCTAGTGATATTGGTTTTAAGTTGATTCAATACCAGTACTGTGCATTGTTTATTAGCGATTGGTTGAACAAGTTTGGACATACCCTTAGATAGAATACGTGGCTTTTGTGCCATTGAAGACTGAGGATTAAAGTCACCTTCAACATCTGCATTGGCAGGAGTCATAGCCAAGGAATCCCAAATAAAGAGAATCTTACCTGTATTTGCTGCCAATAGTTCTTCGATTGTTTCAAGAACAAACTCTACTGAGCTTGCTTGAACATATAGAATCTCATTCACCTTACATCCTGCTCTTGCTAAGAACGTAGAATCTAGTGCAGACTCTGAGTCAAAGTATACAACTTCAATACCTTGTTTTTGTGCATTAGCAGCAATCTGTGCAGCCATATAGGATTTACCAGAGGCTTCCAGACCAGCAATCTCAACAATCTTGCCTACTGGAATGCCTGCTTTCTTTCCTTTACAAATAATAGAATCTAACCAACGAGAACCTGTTGGAATCCAATCAGTAACATCGGTTGGATTATCTTCTGTTAGATTATAGGCTACTTCTGTTCCAGCTTTCTTATTGATTATTTCTCGCATTTGTGCGATTGATATTTTACCATTTCCGGTTGTCTGTACTCTTTTTGCCATTTGATTCCTGTGGAGACTCAAATAGTATAACATCGTACTCTGGCTAAGGCAAGACTAAAATTAATATTTCTTTATATAATACCTAACTGTTTTGCTTTAAGTTCTAAGGTATTATAAAGTTGGGCAAATTCATTGCTAAAGTCTTTATTATCTTGATTAACTAAAAATGATTGTGCATTTCCACCAGAATCAACATCGTTTATGAAAAATTCTATACCCTTTGTAAATGCTTCTAGTGGATTTACAGGTACATTTGATTTGGGAGATACTGCCCTACGAATACTGCGTAAGAATGGTTTTCTAACTTTCTCTGGTATTTGCTCAATTTGATTATGATTTGGTCTGTCTCTCGTACCAGTTTGAAAAACATTCATAAATAAATCATGAAGCTCATTACTTGGCATTTTTATTTCTGTTATGTCTTTTCCTGTCGTTTCTTTAATTCTATCACATATCCATTGACCAAAAGGTGCTGGATTGGTTCCTGCGCGTCCGTTTTGTAAGAAGTATACTAACGTTTCCATGATATTCATCCAGATATCATATTTTTCAACATCACGTTTTTTAACTTGAAATTGGTGAAATGAATAACGCAAGAACATTTCGTGAAGCAATGCGTGGACTACATCACCAGCAAAAGCTTGTTGAATAGGAGGATCAGCTACAAATGCTTCTATTCCTTTTGGTGTTGAAAGTTGCTTGGTATAAAATCCACCAGTTTTGAAGATACGGTCAAATGCTGTACCAGCATATTTAACAAATTCATCATTAACTTTTTGTTCTTGTGGATTTTTTGGTTGCTTGTCTTTTAGCGCACCATAATTACCAAATGGAGTAATGGCATCGGTGTTAACATCACCTTTTGATCTCCAATATGGAGATACTTCATTTATTGTAGCATATCTACGCCAGTTTTCTAATAGTCTTTTCATCATACAATATATATAGTTTATTTATACGAAAATGACCGATATGCATCTTTTACAACACATATCGGCCACATTTTTATTTTAGATTACATTCCCATGAAATCATCAAGGGCTTCATCAACCTTAGTTTTACCACCCTTTGAGCTACCACGCTCAACGGTAGAAGAAGCCTCTTCTGCACCCTCATCTGTTGCGAATGCTTCATCAAGAATCTTCTGTACCTCAGAAGTTGATAGACGCTTGTAGAGACTATCAAAGTCTGGAAGTGTATCAAGAATCTCCTTACACTTAGCTGGTCCACCGTAGGCTGGATCGCAAAGAGGTGAAGACTTACGACGAGGTGTAATCTTGGTTTGTGGGAAAGCACCGGGAGTTGTTGGCTTGCTGTAATCAATCACAAGGTCAAGACCATCCTCTGGATCAGTAATATCACCGTACTCTGGATTAAGAACGAGATTGATTAGAGTCTCATAAACAGTCTTTCCGTAGGACCAAATCTGCACTCCCTTCTTCTCATCACCACGAACAAGGATTGGTGAAGAGAAACGCTGACGTGGGAATAGCTGTTTAGCCATTTTCTTGCTCTCTTCATCACTATTAGCTACGCCTTCCTTCCAAAGCTGCGAAGCAAACTCACAGATTGGACAATCCTCACCAAAGTTCTTCTTAGGACAAAGAACGCTCTTGGTCTTACCTACTTCATAGTGAAACCAAAACTCCTTGAATGGATCGCCGTCAGCAGTTGGAACAATACGAATAGGATGCTGTCCCTCCTCTGGCTTCCAAGTATTAGAAGTGTTCTGATTCTTGCCGTTGTTAGCGAGGCTGTTAAGCTTTGCACGCATTTTGTTTAGATCGATAGCCATGATATTTTCTCCTTATTAGTTGGTTAAAGTCAAAGTGTCAAATGTCACACTCTGCTAGATTGTCGTACTACCATCATATTCAACAGGTCGGGTAGTTTCGACCTTTTGTTCTATTAGCTCTCCTACAATAGTCTTGAAGTTGAAGATGCGAAAGTCTCTTGCATCTACATCATATACTACTTTTGAACCTTCTGCAAGGTTTACTTTGCGTCCTGTATTTTTGATTGTTGACTTAAGAAAGTCTTCTGGGAGGTCTTCCATGTTAATGAATGTCATTGTCCTTTGTGTTCCGTCTTTCTTAACGAATGTTCCTGTATAAGCTATCATACAACTCCTGTTTTGTCAAGACCGTTATATTTTCTCCAACCCATTTTAGTTCTTGTTTCAAGATAAGCTAGGTTATCATCATTTTCATAAGCTTCTTTCTCAAAGATTATGTTTCTGTATGCTTCTTTCTTGCTCATTCCTTTTGCTAGGTTTAAAGCCCAATCAAGAAGATATAAAACATAAAATCCAAGAATCCATAGTTCTTTTTGTTGTGCTAAATGGATTCTTTCGTGATTGATCATTTTCTCTGATCCTTCACCCTTAACAAAGACAAAGGGGTAAAGTGTGATTGCACCAACAGAGAAAAACCAACTTGCTGCTTGTGGTATTTTTGAGTTTCTAATAATCATTTTATTTCTCCTACTCTTGAATATATGGAGTTTTCACTAGAACAAAAACAGATGTTTCTTCTAGGATACTCTCAAATATAGAGTAGGATACTTTGATATTTTCTGTAAACTTATTATTTATTTGTTCTTCTATGTGTTCGAAGAGTTCGGTGTCCTCTTCAAGTTCTTGTTTCGTTATGTAATAAGAATAACCTTTCTCTCGCATGTTGTCAAGAGGATAGAAAAGACTTTCTTTTCCCGTATTAAAATCCATAACTCCAAAGGTTCTAATACAATATGTCTGTGGACTTTCTATTGTTTTCTCAAATACTGGATTGATATTATCAAACATATTCTTCATGTAGTATGAATATGCGACAGTTGAATGTAGTTTTGTTTGTCTTTCTTTCAGACTTACTTTACCTATTATATCCGATACTAGCTTTAAGTCAAGCAAATACATTTCTTGTATTTTTGCTGATCTCGTTAGTTCTTGTAGGACATTATAAACAACTTTGTTTATTGTTTTTTGTATTGGAGACAGGAAGTTTAAATCTGGTTTAATATAGATTACTTTTAGTTCCAAATCTTTATATTGTTCTAGTATTCTCAAGCAAGATAGAGATATTGTTTCCTCACCAGATAATATAAGAGTTAGTTCTTCTTCTATATGAAATGGTATTGTTGGAAGATCGGTTTCATATTTTTCTGGTTTGTCAAACCTTGGAATACAAAAACAATCTTCTGTAGGTTTTATATCTTCTGATATTTTATAGACTGTAAACTGTTTATATTGGCTGAACTGTTCAGCAATATCGCAGCCAATATTACCTAATCCAACAACATTCATTCTGGTTCTACTAATGCTTTCTCAATACTTTCAATAAGATGTGGAGTCACATGGTCTAGTTTTGTAGCTTCTTCTAGTGTTAGCCAAAGATATTCAGAATGTTCAAAACTAAGTTGGACTTCTCCACCCTTATATCTAGCACCATATTGATAGATTGTCCATCCATCATCAGATTTCATCACACCACAATAATATGGTTCTACATCTAGATTACATTCTTCTTTTGTTTCACGAACAGCGGCTGCATAAGGATATTCTCCTCTATCCATATGACCACCGGGTAATCCCCAATGAAGTGGCTTCCAAGTATCTGTTTCTGATCTCAATAAACATAGAACTCTATCTTGCTCATCAAAGATAGACACAACTACTGCTACTTTTGGATTTGTACCCACATTCACCTCTCCCCTACATTATAACCCGTTATTCGTTTTCAACAAGTTCAATACCAAGAAAATCTACAATGTTCTCTTTTATGTGTTTAAAATATTGGACTTGCTTTTCTCTCTTCTTTGCACCTGCTTTTGAAGGGTAGCAGCCCAAGTTTTTACCTGTTGTCTTTGATTTTAGGCACCATTTAGAACCTTGTTTAACTATATGTTCTTTGACTGATTTTTCAATCTTCTCTAGTTTATCATAGTACTTTGGATCTTCATCTAAATGGTCTTTTGCTGTCTTTTCGGCCATATCGTGGGCACGTTTCTTATCTTTTATACCCTTTTCATGTTCCATTTCGACCTTTGTACCCTTTTTAAGAGCCTCTGGATCGTATTCTTTGTCTAATCTATGTGTCTTATCCTCTTCCATAGCACCAACGCCAGAAAGAGCACCAGCATTAGCATAACCAATAAGCTCTTTCTTTGCTTTGATGTTCTTCTTTCTTATACGCTCTTGATAAGGACTAACAAAATACTTTTTACCAGTACTATAATCAATGATTTCGTCAAGTGCTTGTTGACATATTTTTTCTATTGTTTCGTTCATGAAATAACTAGTTCTTTGTTAGCGTTTTCATGCTTCCGTAATCATTTCCAACCTTAATATTTACTCTAAAACTACCATAATCAGTATCAGAAAAGATCTTAATAATCTCTTTCAAATGTTTCTTCTCGTTATCACATAAATCAATGACAACGTTATCATGTACACAGAAAGAAATCTTAGATTTCTTGTCTTTTAGATACTCGTTTACCTTAATAATCTGACGTAATACAATATCTGAGAACGTAGACTGAATAAGATATGACATAGCATGGTGTCTATCGGACGGAATCACACGATCATATGGTGTACGAACCTCATATCCGTTCCAATACTTATCGCGGATTGCATCGCGATCATAAATCTTGGATGCAATCTCATTTTTCTTATCCGATCCATAAAGCCAAGCAAAGATTTGCTCTTTTGCTTTATCTCGGTCAAGTTCACCATTAAACAGGTTTGTTACGTTCCAATCATGAATATCACAATCGGGCTGATTTTTGCCAGCTAAGGCCAAGAATGTACGCAGTTCTGCTCCATTAAAGTCCAACTCAACGAACCAATCGTTATTTGGATGAATAACTGAACGAAACTGCTTGTCTAACGACAAAATGGGGAATGAGTTGTGAACCGTTGCAAGACGACCTGTTATTGTACCAAATGGATTGTATTTGATTACAGGGTCCATTTCGTCAATCTTATTCTTCATATTGCGTACTCTTGGATTTGCAATCTTAACCATCAACGAAGATGTATCGATGTTAAGCTTCTGTCGTTTGATTTGTTCAACAAACTTCGATAGTTGAACTAGAAACTCATAGTTGTCTGGCTTTTTATAGTTTTGATGAACCCATTGGGTAATCTTGGACTTGATCGAGAAATACTCAATAAGAAACCTTTCTGGTACAAGATCGTAGAAACAGTTCTGTTCCATATTGATCTTTGCTGTCAAGAATGACCGCAGATAAGCTTTAAGCCTATCGGATGCTATTGTCCAGCTTTCTTTTAGTTCTGGTGGACATACTTCGTTTATGTCCTTACCACCAACATAAAGAGAGACAAACTCTACGTTGTCAACTGGTATGTTTGAACTATAAGACCAAGTAACAGATCCATCGTCTGGAAATGTGTTGTGTATATCATTGTTGGCGTAAAAACCGTAGCATTCAATCTTATTGTCGAGAACCTCAAAATACAAAGTTCCTCCTTAGAGTTTGAAAGTAAATGACTTATTTTTTGCTGCTTCTGCTTTCTTCAATCTGACAAACTCATTGTAATCTGGATTTGTACCGCCGTCAACAACAAACTTAGTTTGACTATTTATCCATCCCAAAACAACCTGCTCACCAGATACTTTATAAGTGGTTGCAAGTTTTTTAAGCTGGTTGTCAAACTCTGATTGAAACATATTTATTTTTTGTTCTTTTAATCTTATAAAGTAGTAAAGCTGTATCCAGAATACATCTGGTTTTTCGATTTGGTCAACTGTTTGCTTAAATACAGTATCTAACTTAGTAGTACGATTGCAATCATCATATTCATATACTTGTGTCTTTTGTTTCTTTAATACATTATTACTATAATAATCTATCATATATTGTTTTAGTAACTTATAATCTGTGTTATATGATTTAGTATACATAAGATTGAACATTTCTTGAATAGTGTTGACATTATATATTTTAAACTTATCTAAAGCATATTGAGTATTTACATTAAATGTCATTCTCCAAGGAGCATTCTTGTCTACATAAAAGCTATACTTTTCTGCTGTATTTATAAAGAACTGATAGTTTACGTCTTGTAGATATAGTTGAACTTTTTTTTCATCGTCATCATGCTCTAATGTACCGACTTCTAGCATAAGTCCGGTAGCGTTTGGAGAAAAAGCAATATTGCCGATGTTGGCAGTTTGTGATAATGATATTTTAGTGATCGAAAAGTTATTGATGAATAGTCTTAAAAAATCATCAAATGTTAATATTTTATTTTCTAATGCTTTTAAATCATTTAACAATAAAACATCTAATATTTGTTTTATTCTATTTTTATATTGTTCTTCTGGAACAATAGCTGCTCGTTTAACACTTAAAGGATTCAATAATGATTTAGGTATTCTCTGATATTGATCTGCTCTTCTAACTTCTTCTATAAACTCCTTATATGCATCAACAACAAAAGCTGCTGCATATAAAGGAGTTGATTTACCTACAACATTATTATTGATTACTTTTAAATATTGAGGTTTAAGATAAACATGATCTAACTCTAAATCTACTTTGCCATACAATGAAGATACATTCCAAAGATCAATATTGTTTTCATATTGACTTGGATATGCATATTTATA